TGGATCAATTGGCAGCGCATACTGTGTTAGCGCAAGTTTAATGCCCATAACAACCAGTTCTGTGTCAAAGTTATCCATTGCAAAGCGTAGGAAGTTATTGACTTTATCATCAAACTTTTTGTCATTTTTATCTGATGCTTCTTTTAGTTCATAGCAAAGACTAACAGTCAGCGAATACATGGCACTGATTTCTGACGTGCTCATTTCTTTTACTTTGCCTGCAAGAATATCAGTTGGGTTAGGCATACTTGCTGCTACCTTGCGGTGTGCCATAAACTTGACGCCTAAACCTTCGCCTACAGAACCTGCAACCAAGTCAGTAGTGGTATTTTCGTCAAGTCCGTCATCAAGCAATTCACTTACAAATGACCAACTACGTGGAGTTGCAAATGAACGGCTTGCTGACTTAGGATCAAAGTCGTACAAGTCTTTCTTAGAGAAAGTCAAGTAACCAACCACGTCCTTGTGAATGTTGTTATCAACGGCCCACTGGAACCAATCGTCAAAGTCGACAGCCAATTCAATGTGAACAAAGCGATTGGCAAGTGGCGATGGCATACGATATGTAACGCCTTTATCTGCTTCACGGTTACCCGCAGCAACGATGATAACATTGTCTGGCAGTTTGTATTGCCCGACACGACGATTCAAAATCAACTGATACGCTGCTGCTTGTACAGCAGGAGCAGCTGAGTTCATTTCGTCAAAAAATACAACAATATTGTCGTATTGTGCTGCCAGTTCTTCGTCTGGCAGTTCTGCTGGAGCACCCCATGTCATTTTAACATTTTTGCTGTCAAAATATGGAATGCCTTTAATATCAGTTGGATCCCAAAGGCTCAACCGAATATCAATTAGTAGTGAATTACTTAGGCTATCGGTAATTTGTGCAACGATGTCACTTTTGCCGATGCCGGGAGGACCCCACAAAAACACTGGACGCTTTTTTAGCATAGCGTGACGCAGTGCGTTTTTTGCTTTGTTGGGTGATACTGTGCGAATTACGTCTGACATTTTGTATTCCTTTTCTAATCAGTGCCTATGTCTTAGTGTAGTATACTTTTTTTACTTTGTCAAGTAATAAGATTCCAAATAATTGCACCAATTACAATCATCCAAAAAATACCCATTACTTCGTTTTTAACAACATCTCCGCTTGTAACACGTTGTGTACATTGCGGACAGTGTGTAGCACCCAACGGCTTGTCGCTGTAGCACTTAGGACATTGTGTATTCATCATGATTATGATTCCTTATAAAGTTTACGGATTTTTGCACGGTCGTTGTAACCAATGCCTTGCTTCCACAGAAAGTAATCAAAGTCTTGATTACAATCAATATCGTCGCCTTCTGCATCTGCAAGAAACTGTACTGCTTTTTTCCAGTTGCAATCGCAAAAACGCATAGTTGCTGCAACCTGCTTGCGGAACTCTACAAGATTAGCTGCTTCAGCAGCCTCCTCTTGTGCTTGAGACGCTTTCATTGCATCAATCAAAAAGTCCCAACACTCTTGCTTCTCAGCAGGTGTATACTCTGACCAATCGTTAAAGAAACGCTGCGATGGACGAAAACCATACGCATCCTTGTGTAGATCGGAAATAATTGTATCGTCATAAGTGTAAGACATTTTGTAACCCTCTTTGTCTTGTTGCCCTATACATATAATATAATATATGTTTTACCGATTGTCAACCATTATTTTGATAAAAGTGCATCTAAAAGAACAATACCTAGCAATACATTTAATGCATCGTTATTGTTATGATTATGATTGTTGTAGTTTGGCTGACGATTATTGATACGATCGTGTACAGGATCACCTACTACAGGTGGATCAGTTTGTAGGCCGCGATCTGTATAATAAGAACGAGCCATATGATGACAATGCCACATACCACGCCAACCGTCTGTTGTACCATAATGACAACCTGCTTGATTGAGATATCCTGGATCTGCGTGTGCTGTTGATCCTACTAATGCTAGTGCTAATACTAAACGTTTCATCTTTTTGCCTTTTGTGCCTATTTAATTTAATACTAATATAGAACATAAAAAACAGTATGTCAACCTTTTTTATTCAATTTTACACTAAAACTTCCAGGATTATTTGGTGTTTGTTTGCATTCTTTTATACGTGGATGATTCCTTGCCCAAGTTTCAAACTCACGCATCATAGCACCTTGTCCAGTAATTACTGTGCATTTTTTGTGTCCAGCAAAATATGCCTCGGTTATTCTACTGTTAAAGTGTTGCCAAGCAGTGTGAATGTGATATCCGTGTAAATCAATCCTCATCCTTCTTTGACCTTGACATAGCTTTTGTTAAACCATATTTACGCAAATCTCCGCTAAACAACCCAAGTTCAACTGCTTTGCGTTCATTTGTAACCGTAATACTTCTGTTTGTAAGATAATAAGGACAATCAATAAACTTGTCTAAAAATATTATTACCTGTGTGGTCATAGGCATATCACGTGGATATGGAATGTCATATGTTTGTAGTTCAATTTTGTTTATAACGTCAAACCCGTCATCTGTAAGTCTAAGTCCGCCTACATCTTTTTGCCTTGTATTATACCACCAAAGCGGCATATGCTCTTTAACACTTAAATCGTTATAACTTTTTCCTAATTCTTTGAGAAATAGTTTTGTATAAGTTACCTTATTCATGGATCCAATTTTTCACCTGCTGTCAATTTAAAAACAGCAAACTCATCTGTATTAAACATATCATTTAATTTTTTAGCTAAATTGTGTGCATGTCCTGGATTACTAAAACTGGTTTTCTTATATTTAGGTCCAGGATATCCTGTTAAACTATTACTGCTTTTTAAATTAAAAGGTTTATCTTGATAGAAAACAGCCCAGATAGCCTCCGCATCAAGAACTTGTTCGCACTTGTATGTAACTTTATTAGTGAATTCTAATTTGACAGTAGGCTTAGGTCTACTCATATGCGTTTCCTTTAATATAAACTACGCATATATTTATCTTTTTTACCAGCCGCCTGAGTCCATATTAATCTCAATAACTTGGTCTTGATTTAGCTTTTCAATCTTTTTATCTAGTATTTCTTCTAAATCGCCATGTAATCTTGCCATTACTTCTCCAAGTGTAAATGCAAGAGTTTTTGCTTGATTTATGTCTAGTCTAACTTCTTTAGCCCTACTTTGTTCAGCAACCTTTACCATTTGTATTAGTTGCTGAATAGGCATTGTATTAATCGGATCTGTTGACATTGCTTAAAGCCAATTTCATTTCTAGTTCTGTTTTATATGGACCCATATAATCATTGCGTTCAACAGTAATTAGTTTAGGGCAATAACTTTTAAGCCAATTTACATTGAATTTAATTAGATAATATCCAGCACAATATACACTTTTAGATTTTTCACTTTTGGTAAACAGTGGCAGTTTACGTTGAATATCGTACATGCTATTATATGGAATAGTTCTGGTAGGATAGCCATGAACATCTTTTGAAGTATCACCTTCTTGCGTTTTAATATTTGCTACTAAGAAGTTACTGCCATATGTTTTTTTAAGTTGTCTTTCTGTTTTAAAAAGATTTATTTTTCCAGCACTGGTTAAAGTAAATCCTTCTTCATTTTTGCTAAGTGTGCCGATTTTTACACCTTCCTGCTCAACAATCCAAAATTTATCTTGTAATACCGGTTTTGCTTTAAAAGTCATTTATACCTCGCTTGTAATGGTTCAGCATATTGTGCAGCATTATCTGCAACACGTTGAAGATCCCAACGAGCACAAAACTTCATTAGTCTCATACCAACTTGTGAAATATTCTTATTTTCTGCTGAACTGATAGTATTATTTATTTCTTGTCTAATGTGCTCAGGCTGTGCGGTCAAATCACACAGTGTAACATTACGTGTATAATCATCTAACACACGATGCTCTGTACCTTCATGATCTACCCAACGTTGTAGCATCATGTTATTCCAGTTGTAGCCTTTGTTATCTTTATCGGCAAATGCTTCTAACAAACCTACTTTGTTCTTTGTGCCTTTCTTGCGCACACCAGGGTAGGCACTAAAAACATTGTCGCTAGTGTCACCACGCATACACTTCTCAAAAAGCATGTACTGGGGTTCAGGAGCAGGCTTCGGCTCTCCTGTCTTCTTATCGCACACGGGCTTGCCTTTGTCATCAAAATATCCTTCATGAGTAATAGTAGTATTACTTACCCCGTTGTACTGACGTACATTAGGAGCGATAAGTTGTGCAAAGTCGCCATCTGTACTAATAATTACATGATCATCATCTGGATGATTTTGTATCCAGCCAGCAATCAAGTCATCTGCTTCTAGCACAGGATTTTGTAATACAGTACAATTAGTCTTGTCTGTAACAAACTCTTTGAACTCATCAAAGATTTCCCAAAACACTTTATCTTCTTCTGCTTCACGTGGACTCATTGCATCGCGATGTTCTTTACGGTTGCGCTTGTACGGCTCGTAAAAGTCTTTACGCCAACTGCGTCCTTCTAAGCAGAAAACAACGTGAGACCCGTCAAAGTCTTGCCACGCTTTTTTAATACTGTTCAAGGTAATGTGCATTGCCATGCCAACCTTAGTATCAATGTCGCCACGTACAACGTGTCGAGCACGGAAAAATGTGTTAGCAGTGTCAATTAG